ACACCGCCCCCTTGTTTCTTATCCATCGTGTCTCCTTTTTCTTTTGGCTATCCAAAGTGTTTGAAAACAGCCACCCGTGCGGTGTGCTGGCTGGTCTTGCCAACTGCTGGTGCCTGCCACAGCTTCCACCCAAAGCTCACCTCCGAAACTGCACAAAGCCTTGGAAATAAAGCCTTTAATACCCCCCCCCCTCTGAGGGAATGAAAACGAGCCATTCTAAGTCAGCATCTGACTTAACCGTAAGGCGCACGGTGTCCCCCTTTCTCCCGCATACGAAAAACGCTGTAGAAATCTCGGAATCTGTTGAGTACGGCTGAACCTGAGCGGCGAGGGATGCGGCGGAATACGCGGTCGTAATATTTACCAATCCATTCCTTATACCCACCCGGCAATGGAAGCGGGCACTGACGTATCCATCGCTCGGAAGAACGTAGTCCGTAACGTCTTTGGTAATATAAATACGAACCATATAGATCCCATCCCGGGGCGTAGATGCTCGACTTCCCAAACACATCACGAGGTGTTCAAGATGCTTACTCAAACTCATTTCATCGCCTCCTTTTGCACCGCCCTCTGGCTGATCTTCAGGCCCGCTTCATAGCTGATGCATTCCGGGAGAGCGGGGAATTCAACCCACGGGAAGCCCTCTGTTTCCGGCAGATCCCTGAGGGCCTGACGATAGACCGTGATCTCGGCCTTCTCGTCATCCGTCAGAGCCGTGCGCTTCCCGCCCGCTTCACGCTGAACGGTGATGTCTCCGATCGTTGCGTAATCGTCCGTGTCGCTGATCCGGGCGTTGCGCTCGGCCTTCATCTGAGCCGCATACAGCGTGGTGCAGTACTCATCGCCCTGCTCCGGGAGCGCGGCTTCTTCGTAGTACTGGCCGTCAGCCGACCGGAACTGGGGTGCCTCGAGCTTTTCGAACTTCGTCTCGATCAGCTTCCCGTCAACGTTGTCTAAATGCGAAGCCTGCCACGAGGCGGTCTCACGCACTTTGCCCGTGGACGGGTCTTTGTAGACCCAGTCACCGCAGGGGTGTGATTTCGCCTCGGCAATGGCTTTGGCTTTAAACGTAGTAAGATCCATATATCCTCCTTAGTCCGTGGGAACAGTGCCGCCGTAAGCAGTAATGAGAGCATCAATCGCTTCAATCAGTCCCAAATTCTTCTGTCCCCGAAGCTTCTGCGAATACGTAAAGCTCTGATCAGCATCCACCCTCACAGTGTTTGCCAGTGTTGGCGACGCCGCGATCAGAGAGCTCAACTCATCCTTTTTCGCGTAACCAGCAAGAACAGAATCCTCCTCAATCGCCTGGATGCTCGCCGCTTCCTGAGCTTTCACAGCGGACACAGAAGAAGCCTGCGCGGCCGTTACACTCTCAGTTGCTGTGGATTGAGTGGCTGTCACAGCCGCTACCGCTTCATTTTTTTGTGTTTGAATCGCCGCTACGGCCGTCGCCTGAAGATCAGTTATGGCTTGCTTCCCCTCAGAAATTGTGGTCGTCGCAGAGGAGGCTGAAACCGCGGCCTTATCCGCGGACGTTTTGGCGTTCGCTTCACTTGCCGTGATTTGGTCGAGAATGTCCTGTGCCTGCTGTTTAACGTAAGCGGCTTCTGTACCGCCTTCTGCGTCTAACTGGGCAACCAGCTCCTCAAGCTTTTTCTGCAAGCTCGCTATGCCTGCCTCGACATCGCCAGAAACAGAACCCCCTGCCGCGGTGACAGCAGAAACCTGCTTACTTCCCTCATCTTGAATTTCTTTGATTTTGCTGGCGGTCTCTGTCACTACCCCGGACGCGCTTTCCGCAGCCGCGTCAGCGCTCGCCTTGGCTTGCGTTGCGAAGCCTTCCGCCGCTGATGCCCTTGCTTTGAAATCAGCAAAAACATCCGCAAGCTGATGAAGATTCTCCGCGCTTGGCTCTAACCCGTTTTGCTCGATAAGAGTAGTGAATTCAACCATCAGCATGTAGTAAAACCATGCCCCGGGCGTTGTCGGCGGCTTCCCCGTTACAGGATCCCCATTGGATGGATAGCCAACAGACGGATTACTGGGTCGCTTCGGCGGCGTATCAGAAGCATCCGCTAAGAATTCAAATTTCATGGTGCCACCTAAAAGAAAATACCTTTATCGGGAAACGGTTCTTCTCGATAACAAAAACCCCGCCACCAGATTGAACTGTCTGAACGGGGTTTGCCTGTTTTATGAAGGTTTAAATATGAATGCAGGGGAGCAGAACCAAAGCCGGAGGCTGTACCGTTCCGGATCGCCCATAAATCGGGTTACTGCGACTGGCATCAAAGTGAACGGCTGCGGTCATGTCCCCTATCCAATTTGATGCGTCTCCGGCAGCTCTCGCGTTCTTCGTTTCCTGCCAAAAAGCTCCGTCCGTGCTGACCGGCTCACAATACATCTGCTGCCGACCATCACCTCCGTACTGCGTCACGTTACCTGCAATATTCGGAAGACCAGGCTGAAGATAAGCGCCAACGTTTGAAGTCCCACCCCAAACTGTACGATCTATCAAATAAGGGACATTGAAAGTTGTAGAGCCATTCCCCGCCCCATACTGCGTCCCAATCATCGCAAATAGATTCGGATACCCCGTCCGGCTCACGGCTCTCCCATCACAGATCAGCCAGTTCCCATTGGGGGGAGTGGATTTCGGGAAAAACATAATCATCCCGGAAGGGACCACTTCAACCTGTGAGACTTTCGCCTGAATCTGTGCCGCCACATCAGACAAAGCCTGATTCACGGTCCTGATCTGCGCTTTAATCGCGGCGTCAAGCTGAGTCAGATCCGCCGCGTCGGGAGTAACCCCTCCCCCTTTGATCGCGTTAACGATCTCCTGGGTAACGGCGTTGTACCAATAATCGCCAATCACCGTCGCAAGAACACCCCCCGTAGGACTGCCGTTTGTCGGATATCCCTCTGAAGAGGCAGAATTCGGCAGCTCCGGGGGATAGGAAACCGCGCGGGACTGATAGACTGATTTCATATTTGTTAATCCTCAAAATACCCAAAAATTACATTGGTATGCGCTGGGGCGTAATGCCGGATTACGCATTCAATGACAGAATCCCCCCACCAGGCCAGCGCCTCTTCCGCTGTCCCTATCGCCGTATGCCTCGAAACGGTAGCGCCGGCATTTTTGTAAACATGGACTCTCCACTGCGATGCCCAGCCCGTCCCGCTCGCAAACGGCGTTAAAACTGTGCTTAAAACCGTTTGATTAAACAACTCGTCAATCGTGATGCTGTATCCATAGGTTTTTGCCAGATCAACAAAAAACTGAAGACTCTGCGACCCGATTGTTGTGATTTTCTGCAGCAAGGCCTGCCGGAGAATGGTTTCAGTCAACCCATCCGCAAGCAGCGACCCCCAGCCCTCAAGGCAGGAATCAGGAACCCCCCATTGGGTGATCCAATCTTCAAATGTCTCAGAACAAAACCGCGGATCCGCCTCATTAATGAGCGCCATTGCCTGCGAATCTACACGGGAAAACTCCACCGCCCAACATTCAATCAGCATCGCCATTACGGAACCGGTATCATCCCGAGGCCATGCTGGCCTAGGAGGCAGCAGCGCTTTGATATTGGCGTCATATTCAGCTGCGGTTACTGCCATGTGATTTCTCCAACAGTGGGAAGAATCTTGTTCCCTAGCGCTATATTCCCGGCCGGTGTGACGAGCGTGTGATCTGCCTCACCGACAGCCGCGGAAATAGCGGCTCGGATATGGGACAAATAAATCACTGCGCCCGGTCCGCCTTCCTGCCTGAAAAGTGTCTCCAGAGAGGCTTTTACCGCGGCTTTCACCGTGTCATTGTTAGGGTCGAGCCCGGATATCGTGAATGGAATTGCCTGAATGGTCGGCGCAGATACGGTGACATTAGCCGTAACCGGGCGAACAGAGTCAATGTATGACTGCACTTTCTTAATCATTTCTGCAGAGGGCAGAATGTCGCTGCTGTTATCGCATACGAAACGGATAACCACCGTCCCCGGCCCTCCCTCAAGCGGGTACACCCAAGCCCTGGTTACTCCCTCAATCTCAAGTGCCCACGCTTTGTAATCGGCCGCAGTCCCGGCATGCGGTGGCTCCCTTACCCGCGAAAGCAGACGCGCGCGCAAAGATTCGTCCGTTTCCTCATCGGCCCCTCCGGAAATGCCCTCTGCCGTCTTGCATTCGCTGGAAATTCCTTCAATAGGAGAAACAAGAACTAACGTGTCGCCCGCCGATACATTGCCTGCCGTCCCCGCAGTCAAAGCTCTGACCGACGCTTTCCCTTCCGAGACCGCGGATGTCGTTTCATATACCGCCTCATTATCAGCCTGCAGCAAGGTTCCCTCCGGTACCGTGGCTCCCTCTTCCAGGACTGTAAAAACCACCGTGCCGCTGGCCAGAGAGGGCTGTTTGCGGACAAGCCCGTAAATAGACGCCCAACGGTCAAGGTACTCCGCCTCTGCTGTATCAAAAAACAACTGTCGGCTTAAAAACTCAATAAAGCCGTGCAGCTCATGGCTCACCCCTGCAAGCACACGCGCATACACTTTCGCGTTGGATCTGCGAAGCTGAGAAGTTGATAACCGTGACTCAAGATCCGCGTCAATGCGGTCAATCAGCGTTTGTAAATTCGGTCTTTCAAATGGCATTTTCAACTTCCCCAAACGTTCTGAAACTGCAGGTTAAGTGTTGCCTGATCAGGTCTTTTTATGACTACATTCAGATTCAGCTGCTCCACCCCGCCTCGTTCCGCGGAAACGCTTACTGATTCCGCTACATGGTCATCGACCAGCCACTGAAGTGCATCCTCGGCATACTCCCTCGCAAGCTTCAGCGTGCTGTCGGTCAGTACCTCTCTGGATAGCAGCCAGAGTTTTGATCCTATTGGCGGCTCATCATCGTTATATGAATCTGCCCACCACCCCATCCTGCTTTTCCCCGGCAGCACATCATCTTCCCCAGCCCGCTTCCAGGAAAAAAGGCTGATGATGATGGAACGAACCAGCGGCTCAGTATCAAAGTCTGAAAGTGTCGCCTGATGCCTGCCGTTTAAGAAAAACTGCATATTTCATCCCCCTCCCAAGCGACAAATTATTCCTGATACAAAAAGCTTTAACCAAGGAAGTGCACGCCCCCATAGCCTTATTTTTTGATTTGGGTCCAATAGCTTTAAGATGAGCATGGCTATAACTCCCATGTGCCCTCACCATTACTGAGGTTATAAAAAACCCAGCCAGAAATCCCGTCTGACTGGGTTTATGTTTATTGAATTGTGTTGTAGCTAGACCAAAGCTTTTAATCCCACCTTGATCAGCTCAAGAGTGATCGGATGTGCCCTTCACATCTTTTGATCAGGGGAGCTGCCGCCGTTATGTGTATGGTTATTGTAAGTGTCGCGGATCGATTGCAGCCTGCCCCTCGCGTCATAAATCTGAGACTTCCCCACGATGTCACCCTCTACTGTGACTGACCCGGAAAATACAGCCGCCGGGGCGTCCACAGCCAAAGTTTTATCCGTATGGATCCTTATCCCCTCCCGAGCCAGGACGACTTCCTGCCCCTGGTCATCGTAAAGAGCGACCTCCCCGGAAGTAAGGCCTGTCAGCCTGTACCGGCGGTCAGCGACACAAATCGCGATCGAATGCTCTCTGTCCCCATCCAAAGCGACAATAAGCGGTTCAGCGCCGGTCTTCGGTTCAGAAGTGAACCCATACGGCTCAAAATGCTCGACATCATCCCGGAGGTCTCCCGCCATTGTCTCGGCCTGAATAGTTCGCATCTTCTTCCTCCCGGCCGATCCTGTCAGGCGTCCTCTGACTATCAAATTCCAAATAGCGTCTTTAATATCATCAAGCATTACTTTCCCGTCCATGCGGCATCAGCTACCGTCGCCTTCACATAATTCCTGCTGCTACCAGTTTTTGCCGCCGCTTTCTTCGTGGCTTTCTTTGCCATCGCCTCATCAGGAGATTCATTCATCATGACGAAAGCTTCAGGCGGCATCAGCGTCAGCTGGGTTTTGGATCCTCCGGAATCTTTCGTAAAGCTGACCTCTGTAATCAAATACTGAGCATCAACCCCCAAAATAGAATCTTTAACCCGGCAGAGCCGATTAACCTTCCACAGGCTGCCGTCGCTTTGCCGCCACCCCTGCACGGTGTAGTGCAAAGCCTGAGCCTGCCCGCGACGGTACTCGGCCAAAAGAACCGATCTTTGCTGGAGATCCGCGGCCGTGGGAGACCCACTTAGCTTCTCTACGTAATACCGGGGACGCTGTACCAGGCTATCCTCCGCGTACCTGAACGCTCCATTCACAGAAACCGGATGAGTGCTCCCCGAGTTGGACTGCTGCCCCACCACATAGTAACGGCTGAACAGTTTTGAAGAATCAAATGTCTGGTCCCCGGATAAGACGTTTTTCCCTAACTCCAGAGAGTCAGCGGTGCGCCCACCACCGCCGGGGCTCGCCATTACCAAATCGCCGCTTTCATTATCCGTGATGACGAGGGTATGCTTCTTCACCACGCCATCCAAAATCTTTTTTATGGAATCTGTGGCGGCAATAGCCACCGACGCTTTTGGGTCTTTCCCTGCCTTCTGACGGACTACCGATACTCCATACGGTTTTGCCAATAGCTGGAGCGTCTGCGACACTGTCAGATTCGTGAATTGCTTAACGCTCTTAACCGCCATATATCCTTCGGCAAGATCAACGGTTTTACTCGCCCCTTCTATGGACAGTTCGATACCTTTTTCTGAATACGAGAAATTTGTCTTGGTTACGTATCCGGTCAAAACCAGGTCATCATCAATCTTTACCCGCACCAGATCGCCGATCTTAATTCCTATCCCAGTCCCCGCTGACTCACGGGTAAAACCCACTCTGAACACTCTCGCGTAGCTCAGCAGCTTTGAAGATATGCTGACAAGCTGCCACGCGCGGTATTCTTTACCACCAATCAGAAGTTTTACGACCGTTTGTTCCATAATAAAAAAGCGCCCTGTTCCCAGAGCGCTTAATCCCCCTCCTTAACTACCGTCTCATCGGCACCCCGATTCATTGCATATGTAGGTGCGCCCATTTCTGGTGTCTTCCCAAACCTCCCCAAGACCATTCCTTCCGACCCTTCTCATGTCAAGGAATGAAGGTGGTGTTTCCTTTTGGATAGGCTCCCTCAACCTGACGGTTCCCCCCTTCCCTGCCCTAAATACATATCCGCTAGGGGAAACATAAACCCCGTTTTTATCAAACTTCCCTTTTCTGGAAGCAGCAGTAGCTTCTCCATGCAGGGGCTTATCCGGCGACGAAATGGAGGCCCTTCTCTCGGGAGAATTCCCACCAGCCGAAACGGCAGGTATTGCCACAAGCAAACCTAACAGCAATACGAAAATCTTTCTCATGCTCCCCTCCATCAGCCTTCGAAACACCTCTGCGTAGGCAGAGAAAAGCTTCTCATTTCATCTTACTGCCCAGGAGGGACGTTAAAAAGAAAAATTAAGTACTCAAAAGTTTCAGGGGCTTCGCGGGGACAAACGCCGGTCTTCGAATGCCGTTACGCTCAACAATTTCAGTATCCCGCGCGGCGTCTCCGTAGTAATCATAAGCCAGCACCAGCGCCGGCATGATCTCCTCGGGGGTGTAGTCAATCAGCCGGGCTTTGTTTTCTGCCCGGACCGTCATGTCATTCCACACGGACGAGTAAGCCAAAGAAAGCGCTGAGTACACGCTGTCATCCGACACCTTCAGCATCTCATTATCAATCGCGGAAAGCAGGCTATCACGTACCGCAATCATGTCGTCATAAGCCATCACCTGAGGAGGTTGAGTTTCATCTACCCGATCAAGATCCGTCCCAATGTTGCCTGCCGCCCCAACGGCGTTACTGATACTGATCAGCCGGATCGCCGTGTTAATAGCCTCAACAGCCTTCGCGGTTTCATAATCAGCCGTCCCAGATGGGTATAGGATCCCAAAAGTTCTGCAATAGAGCCACGAAA